GAATGTTACACTGATGAGAAATGCTGAAAATAAGCTTGTTAAGTATTGTGATATTGTAGTTGCTAATCCTGCGGCTGGAAATGGAGTAACAAGAAAGGTAATTGTTATTGGAGATAGCACAACAAATGCAGGAGTTACTACCCAAAGATTGTTGGACCATTTCTCAACTGATGTGATGAAAATTGAGCTATTAGGTTCTCTTGGTAGTGGTTCAAACAAGCATGAAGGACGTTCTGGTTGGATGTATAGCAACTATATTAATGATACGTCATTTAACAATTTTACAAATGCTTTTTGGGATGGCACCAAGTTTAATTTCCCTTGGTATATGTCTCAAAAAGGGTATACAAGCGTGGACCATGTAATAATTAATTTAGGGATTAACGATACACTGCAAGTAAAATCACTTGATGACGTTGTAACTCAAGCGAAAGCTATGATTGCAAGCATTAAAGCATTTAACGCTAATATCAAAATAGGTATATGTTTACCAATCCCACCATCTGTCGAACAACGAAAATTCGGTTCTTGGAAAACAAAGCAAAGGTACAGAAGAGACTTGTTCAACTTATATAAACGATTTATTACTGAGTTCGATAACAGACTTGCTGAAAATATTTATATAGTGCCAATTTATACAAACTTGGATACGGTTTATAATATGGAAACTGAGCAAGTACCAGTTAATGCTAACAATAATACTTTAATTACAGTAAACAAGGATAATATACATCCAGCAGCAAGTGGGTATTATCAAATTGCTGATGTTTATTATTATTATCTAAAAAGTTTTGAAGCTTAAAAACTTTCACTATCTAAGTATATTGTTTTAATTGTATAATTAATGGATTAATTATACATAATTGGCGGTGGAATGTATTGAAATTTAGAATTGCCTTAATTTTATTTGCAGTTGCTGGAATAGTGGTTATTGTTATTGGAGCTTTACGCTTCAACGAAAAGGTTAAAACTCAAACTGCTGGAGCTCAGGCTTATTCAGAACAATATATCGAAGACTTGTTAGCACAAGAAAAAGCTGAAGAAGAAAAGCTAAAAGCAGAAGAGGAAAAAGCCAAAAAGAAAAGAGAAAAAGAACAGAAAAAAGCATTCGAAGAACACGAAGGGGAAGAATTAACTTACTTGCCAATTGGTGATAGTTTGGCTGTTGGTTTTGCTTCCTCATCGGTTTCTAAAAGGTATGTTAGTTTATTCGAAAAAAACATTGAAAAGACTATGGGATACGATGTCTATATTGATAAAGAAATTACAAAAAGTGGCGGAGGCCTAAAAGATGGTGCTCTAGCTCAGTTAGATACTATAGAAGAAGTACACCCAGATTTAGTTACTATTGAATATGGTACTAACGACAAGAACCAAAACATGAAAGATATTTACTTAACACCTCAAGAATTTAAAGATAATCTTAAGAAGTTAGTTGACTATATATATGACGTAAACGAAGATACTAAAATTATTTTGGTTACACCTTGGAAAGACACTGGAATTGAATATGACTCTGCAATTAAGACTGTCGGGAAAGAATATTCTATACCAGTGGTTGATATCACGCCTATAAAAAATCGACAAGATATAGTTGATAAAAAAGGTACTGAATTAGCTAGTGGTGCAATTAGTGATGGTTGGCACCCTAATGATAAAGGTCATAAGTTAATTGCTGAAGCAATATATGAACAAGCATTCGATTTATTAAAGTGAGAGTCCTCTGGGGCTCTTTTTTATTACCTTCTTTTAAGGAGGTGAAAGCATGTATAGAGAGAGAAAAGGGGGAATGGAATATGCCAGCACAGGAGGTCATACCATTGGAAAAAAAAGTTGAGAACCATGAAGAAAGGATTAAAGCCCTTGAGGACTACCAATTAGCACAGGAGAAAATGAACCAAGAAATACGAAACAAGCTGACAGAAACAGAAAACACAGTTTTAAAGGAGTCTGGCAAACAGCAAGAAATGACACAAAAACTTCTTGATCACGTTCTTGAAGAGGACAAGGAAGATAGAAAAACGTCGAGGGATAGAAAAACGTACTCACAACAACAATTTTGGAAAGTAGCGGGACTCATCTGCGGAAGTGGAAGTGTCCTTTATTTATTGTTGGAAAACTTATTAACTAAATAGGAGGTATTAGCGTGGAAGAATTAACAGTAGCAGTATTTATTGCTGTAATAATTGCATTGGTTGAGCTTTTGAAAAGAAGCTTAGATTTACCTACAAAAATGGCTCCATTAGTATCAGCATTACTTGGATTACCAGTCGGAATTTTATATTTGAACGTGGATCTAAAGACAGGAATTATTTATGGTCTGATAATTGGCCTTTCAGCTGGTGGGTTATATAGCGGAGTGAAAACTATAACAAAGTAAGAGCAGACATTAAATGTCTGCTCTTTTTATTGGAGGGAACTAAAAAGAAATTATCAAAAAAAGGTTTAAATTTAATTAAAATTTTTTAAGGTGTTTGATTTA